GCATCGGTGCTCCAGAAGCTGCTCGATGTCGACGTCTACGACGACGCCGAGGTCATGCGGAAGAAGACCTCGGCGCTGTGGAGCATTTTCATCGCGCGAGCCGCGGACGAGGGAGCAGCCCCGGCACTGAGCGGCGACCAGGAAATGATTGCCACCACCGGCGACACCGGGGAGGCGGAAGCGGGCATCGAGCCCGGGACGGTCAACGTCCTCGAGGATGGCGAGGAGCCTCACTTCGGACAGCCAGCTGATGTCGGCGGCAACTACGAGGCGTTCATGCGCTCGCAGCTGCAGTCGATCGCCGTGGGCGTCCGGGGCCTGACCTACGAGCTGCTCACCGGCGACCACTCGAAGTCCAACTTCACCGCCGGCCGGATGGGCCTGATCGAGTTCCGCCGGCGAGCTCTGGGCTTCCAGGACCAGCTGATCAATCACCAGTTCAACCGCCGGGTCTGGCGCGCGTTCCTCGAGCAGGCGGTGCTGTCCGGCCGGCTGCAGCTGAAGAACTCCGACAACTTTGAGCAGATCGTCCGGTCGGTCAAGTGGGTCGGGCACGGGTTCGAGCACGTCCAGCCGCGCGAGGACAGCGAGGCCATGGTGCGGCGGATCCGGGCCGGCACGAGCTCGCGCAGCGAGGAGGCCTCGCAGATGGGCCGGGATCCCGAGTCCCTCGAGCGAGAAATAGCGGCCGACAACCAGCGCGCCGACGAGCTGGACCTGGTCTTCGACTCCGATCCGCGCCGTGTTGCGCGGAGCGGGACCTACCAGGAAACCGGCACCACCGAACAGGAGCAGGGCAATGGCTGACCACGAGAAGGGCTTCGGCGCGGCGCAGCTGGAGATGCTGCAGCTGCTGTCGCGCGCGCCGATGGCCATGGAGCCGCGCGCGCTCCAGGCGCTGTTCGGCAGCATTCGCGCGAACAGCGCGGGGATCTTCGACGACCTGATGGGCCGCCCGGACCGTGAGCGTCCCACCGTGCCGCCGGGTGTCGCGCTGATCCCGGTCTCCGGCCCGCTGATGCACCGGAGCCTGGCCGAGAACGGCGGGCTGATGTCGCGGAGCTTCGGCCTCCGCACCTACGCGAACCTGTGGCGGTCGATCGAGGAAGCCCTCAACGACGACGGGATCCAGCACGTGGTCCTGGACGTCAATTCCCCCGGAGGCGCCGTCAGCGGTCTGTTCGAGATCACCGACGCCATCTACAACGCCCGGGGCCGCAAGCCGATGACGGCGCTGGTGGACGAGCAGGCCACGTCCGCGGCGTACGTCATCGCGAGCGCTGCCGATCGCGTGCTGATCCCCCGCAGCGGGACCGCGGGCAGCCTGGGTGTGCTCGCCATGCACGTCGACGAGTCCGCCCTCAACGAGCGGATCGGGCTGGACTTCAGCTACGTCACCTCGGGTGCACGCAAGGCGGACGGCAACCCGGACGAGCCCCTCTCCGAGAAGGCCCGCGCGGATCTGCAGGCGGAGGTGAATCGCCTCGCCGGGATCCTGTTCGAGACCGTTGCCCGCAATCGCGGCGTCGATGTCGAGAAGCTCCGCGGCCAGGAGGCTGCGGTCTTCCATGGGCAGCAGGCCATCGATGCCGGCCTGGCGGATCGGGTCCAGTCCGTGCAGGAGGCTCTGCAGGAAGCCGCTCCGCCCCGCCGCCGGAATGCCCGGGCCCAGTCGTGGAATCGTTTGGTGGGCAACCGCCTTCACAAAAACAATGACCACCACTCGAAAGATTCGGACGCCCGGGAGCAGACGATGAGCTACCACCTCTCGACAGAGCTGGGCAAGGCCATCCAGGCAGCCACCACCGACGAGAAGCCGCGCGAGAAGCTCGTCGGCGAGCTCGCCGAGGCGGCGCAGATCGGACCGAAGACCATGGAGGCGGTCATCGGCGGCGAGATCGCCGGCCCGCCCGACGAGGTGCTCGCCAGCTGGGCGGGTCTCCTCGAGGTCGACGAGAAGACGCTCAAGGACGCCGCTGCCAGCGATCGCCAGGCCACCGGTGAGCAGCCGGCCGCAGCCGAGCCGAAGGGCGGCACCAAGGTCGTCGACTTCGACAGCGCCCGCGCTCGCTCCCAGGGCATCAGCTACGCGACCGAGGTCACGCAGCTCTGCAGCATCGCCGGCCGTCCGGATCTCGCTGCGGAATTCCTGCAGTCCGAGGCCCCGCTGGCCAGCGTGCGCAGTCGCCTCATGGAGGCGCGCGCGAACGAGGGCCCGGGCGAGATCGACGGGCGCACCGCCGGCGACGACGCAGACGACAAGAACGCCACCGAGATGTGGGGCCGTGTGCACGAGCGGCTCGGCGCCCGGCGGAAAGAAGGTGGCGAGCACGGCTGAACGCCCGCTCGCCGGTCCCTGAAGGAGGAGGCCGACTGTGACGACCAAGACCCAGACTCTGCCCGAGGCCGCCGGCTTCCTGTACTCGGAAGCGCCCGGCGACCGTTCGCGTGACGCCATCACCGTCAAGTCCGCCGAGGACCTGGTGGCCGGCGCCATCATCACCGGCGTCGACGGAACCGTCACGGCCACCGCCGATGCCGGCAATATCGGCGACGGCACGATGGCGGCCACTCCGGTCGGCAAGGCCGGCGTGGAGGCAGGCGACTACGAGCTCGTCGTCACCGCCAAGGTCGCTTCCGCCGGCGACTTCGAACTCCACGACCCCGACGGGGTGCTGGTGGGGACCGGAAACGTCGCCGCCGCCTTCGACAACCAGCTGGCCTTCACGCTGCAGGACGGCGGGACGGACTTCGAGGTCGGCGATCGGTTCACGATCACGGTCGAGGATCCGAAGTGGATCGAGCGGGCCGCCACCGATGTGGCCCGCGGGGTGCTGCTCGCCGACGTCGACGCCACCGGCGGAGACACCGCCGGCGTCGCGGTGGTCCGGGATGCAGTGGTCAACGATGCGGAGCTCGTCCACGTGACGGGCGCCACGGACGCGCAGAAGGCGACCGGCAAGCGCCACCTGGCGCGCGCCGGAATCGTCGCCCGCTGATCGGCGGCGCAGAAGCGACTCGAGGGAGACTGAACCATGGCAGGCATGGACGTATTCAAGGCCAACGCGTTCTCGATGATGACGCTGACCGATGCCATCAACATGATGGACTATCGTCCGGGCTTCCTCGGGTCGCTCGGCATCTTCCGTCCGGTACCGTCCCGGACCACCGTCGTGGCCGTCGAGCAGCGCAACGACACGCTCGGCCTGGTTCCGACCACCCAGCGCGGTGGCCCGGCGACCCAGCGCAACTTCGGGGCGCGCGAGGTGCGCAACTTCAACACGCTGCGGCTGAAGGAGACGGACAAGCTCTATGCCCACGAGCTTTCGGATCTCCGCGCCTTCGGCAGCGAGACCGAGCTCGAGGCGGTCGCCACGGAGGTCGCCCGGCGGCAGGAGCTGCTCACCGAAGACGTCGAGCTGACCAAGGAGCATCACCGGCTCGGCGCGGTCCAGGGGATCGTGACCGACGCGGACGGCTCCACGCTGATCGACTACTTCAGCGAGTTCGGGATCTCGCAGCCCAGCGAGATCGCGTTCGACCTGGCCAATACCACCGACCTCAACGTGCTGAAGAAGCGCGTGGCGGACAACGTCACCCGCCCGATCCGCCGGAACAGCAAGGGCCTGGTTCGCGAGAGCGATTTGATCATCGGCCTGTGCGGCGATGGGTTCTTCGACGAGCTCGAGTCGAGCCCGGTGATCTCGGAGATCATCAAGCGCAGCCCCCGGGCCCTGGAGCTCCTGCAGAGCGCCGTCTTCGGCATGATCGATTTCGCCGGCGTGCGCTGGGTCAACTACCGCGGCACCGACGACAACTCCACCGTGGCGATCGACACCGACAAGGTGAAGTTCTTCCCCGCGTCGCCGCGGGTGTTCGAGGTCGCGTGGGGCCCGGGCGAGACCATGGAGTCGGTGGGCGCCCCCGGCCGCGCGCTCATGAGCCGGATCATCCCCGACCTCATGCGCGACGAGTGGGCCGAGATCGAGGTGGCCTCGTACCCCCTCTACGTCTGCAAGCGGCCGCAGGTGCTCCTGCGCGGCAAGCGCGGGGCCTGATCGGCAGCACCTGACGTAGCGGCAAGGGAGACACGCGATGGCACGCAATAGCGGCGGAACGCGGCAGGCGCAGACCCGGGCCTCGTCCGGAAGCCAGGCCGAGAGCCAGACGCCCGCCACCGAGGCAGGCGCTGGCGACGAGGCCCGGGTCGAGGAGCCGACCTCCGCAGACCAGCAGGGTTCCGGCGAGAACGATCCGGCCGACCAGGAGCATCCGGAGACCGATTCCATGGAGCAGGATCGGGACGACGGCCCGGATCCCGAGCAGGTCGAGGCGGGCATGCGAGAGCTGCTCAGGGTGGCCGAAGGCCGCGTGGCGAACGTGCTGTATCCGAAGCCGGACAGCATGAGCGCCGAGGACTATGGGAGCGCCCTCGCCGGCCTGGTGGAGCGAGGCCTGGCTCATGACGGCTCGAAACCGAACCTCACCGTCGATGGCCGGGAGGTCGCGCGCGAGCTGATCGCGGAGGACTGATGAACGCCTTCACGCAGGCAGCGACAGCGCTCCATGGCGACGCGAACGTCGCGGTGGACGCGACCTTCACGCCGAGGGTCGGAAGCGCTGTCAGCCTGAGTGCTGCGGACAGCGAGGGCGTCGTGATCTCTGCGGGAGACGAGACGCACGGCGGCTTCGACACCGGGTACCGCCGGTCCCGCACCCGCATCACGGTCCTGCAGGGCGCCCTCGCGGGCCGGCCCCAGGACGGAGACGAGATCCAGGTCGGTAGCCGGGAGTTCGTGATCCGCGGCGCCGACCCCGACGCCGAGGGCGTTTCCTGGCAGCTGGACGTGGACGAGAAGGCATGACGGCCACGATCCGCGAGCAGGTGCTCCAGGCGTTCCACGACAAGTTGCGCGCGATCGAGATCGCAGGGCTGCGGGTCGATCGGAACCGGGACATCCCGGTCGAGGACTACCCCAGCATCGTCATGGTGGATGGCGGCCAGGTCGCGGACGCAGAGAACCCGGGCGTCAAGGGAATCGAAATGCGCGTGGACGTCGAGTGCTTCGTCCGCGCCAACACCCCGGGCGAGCTCGCTCCGGCATTCGACGAGATCTACGGCAAGACGGTCCAGGCAGTGCTGGCGGATCGCACCCTGGGCGCCCTGGCCGTGGACATCGACGAGGACGAGCTCGACGACCCGATCATCGCGCGGGAGGAGGGGGTCGGCCCGACGCTGGCTGCCTCGCTCTCGTTCACCGTTCGGTACTGGGTCGACCCGGACGACCCGTACACCCTCGCGTCGTAGGAGAGGCAGACATGGCCGAGAAGATCCAGCAGGGCCCGCGCCGTGAGGCAACGTCGCGCAAGCAGCGGGCCGAGCGGCGGCCGAAGCCGGAATCGAAGCGCCCCGCGGCCGTGACTACCACGACCGGCGGTGACGCCACGAAAGGCGCCGATGCCGGCGCCAAGCATCGGGAGGGCTGATCATGCAGCGGCGCATCCAGGCAGTACTGCTGAAGGAAGAGGGCACCGCGGGGGACGATGCCGCCCCCACCCCGGCAGACGACGCACTCGGCCTGGCCGGGATGTTCAGCTTCGTCCGCAACGCGGACGTGCAGGATCCCGACGAGGTGACCGGCGCTCTCGACGACGCCGAGTTTCACCTGGGTCGGGTCTCGGCGCAGATGACGCTGCCCCTGTATCTCAAGGGGTCCGGCACCGCCGGCGATGCGCCGCAGGTCGGCCTCCCGCTGCGCGCCTGTGCCTTCGGCGAGACGCTCCAGGCAACCGCCGTCCCGACCACGGGCACCACGACCGCAACGGCCGGCACCAATAACAGCTTCGATGTCGACACCGCCGTCGACTCCGACTGGTCGACCACCGACGGGGCCTACGAGGGCATGCCGGTCACGCTGTCCGGGAACCCGGCCACGCCCGTCACCACGATCGTGACCAAGTACACCGTGGCGGCCGGCACTGCGACGGTGGAGGTGGCGCACAGTTTCGATGCCGCACTGGACACCTCGACCGAGGCCAAGATCGAGCCCTGCGCCGTCTATGTGCCGGCTTCCACGTCGGTCCCGCACGTCACGGGCTACGGCTACGAGGACGGTGTCGTCGACAAGCTGGTCGGCGCCCAGGGCACGTTCAACGCCCAGATGACCGTCGGCCAGGTCGGCCGGATCGAGTTCGCCTTCACCGGCCGGGCGCTCGCCCAGGCGGACGCCACCTTCCCCGCCGTGACCGTCGAGGCCACGCGCCCGCCGGTGTGGAAGAACGGCGTGTCCCTGCTCAACGGCTCGCCGGTCGGCGTGAACGGGCTGTCGCTCAGCCCGAACCACACCGTGGTGCAGCCCGACGACCCCAACGGCATCGAGGGGTACGACGTCCCGCAGATCGTGGGCCCGCGGCGCATCCAGGGCCAGATCGATCCGAACCGTCGGCTGGTGGCGACGGAGTCGGTGGTGGCGGCGTTCCTCAACGGCACCACGGGGGTCATTCACGCCCAGGCCGGGAAGACTGCCGGGAACCAGTACGCGATCACGTGCCGCAGGGCGAAGTACCGCGGCGTCGAGTCCGGTGAGCGCGGCGGGATCTCGATGCAGAACATCCCCTTCTCCGCCCTGGGCTCGGACGACGAGACCTGGCTCACCTTCTGGTGATCGATGGAGCTGCCATGGAACCCGTATCGACGCGCCGCCAGGTGCGCTTCACGCCCCCGGACGCCGAGCCCCTCGAGGGCCAGGAGCAGCCGCCGGTCTACCTGATTCGCGTGCCGACCCTGCTCGAGCGCAGCGAGGTGGAGGCGTCCGTGGTCGGCGCCGGCGTCCGGCCGGTGGGCGGTGCCCAGATCCGGGCCTCCCTTCGCGCCGCGATCGAGCGCTGCATCGAGGAGCCGGCCGAGTACCTCGAGGCCCTGGACCGCAAGGACGCCGAGGAGGCGGACGCGCAGGACATCGCGCTGCTGCACGACGCCGAGATGCGCGTGGCCGACGACCCGCAGTACTCGCGTCTCGTGCAGATGAGCATGCGCTGGGCCCCGTACCTGGAGTGGTTCGCGCTGCGTCACCAGCTCGAGGGCGTCGAGCACGCCCCGTTCGCGATCGAGCACAAGAACGGGCTCGCCACCGAGGCGTCCCTGGCGGAGATCCCGCGCGATCACCTGACCGCGGCCGCCGGCCGAGCGGTGGCGCTGCTGCTGCTCGGGAACGAGGAAAAAAAAGCCTCCGCCTCGCCGTCGCAGTAGCGATCGAGCCCGAGCAGTACGGCGAGGAGGAGACCGCTCCGGATGGATCCGCCTGGGAACTGTTCGGCACGCGGTACGAGACGAACCCCCGCTTCGAGGTCCGGACGGAGGACTGGAAGATGCTCCGGCTGTGGCGCGCCTACCGAGGAAGCATGACGGCGCCCGGCCATCTGCTGGAGGGCGGGGGCATCTACGACCAGCCCGCAGTCATGCTCGACGCATTCGACCTGATGTC